TTTTTATTTTTAAATAGCTGTACATACTTTGTTGCAAAAGAAACAATAGAAGTTATTGATGATGTTTTAGAACAAAGTCCAAACCCAGAAAAGAAAAAGAAAATATTAGAAAAACAAAAGATAAAGAAAGATAAAGCTAGAGAGTTTTATTGTAGTAAAGTAAAAGATAAGGAGAAGTGTGGCAGTGAATAAATACGAAATAAAAGAACCAATATGGAAAGACAATAGTATTGGTATTGCAGAATTTAGATTAAATACTAATTTGTTAGTTGATATAACTTATAAAAATAAAAATAATGAACGTGTTTTTCCAAATACGTATATTATAAAAAATCCTAATTTAACAAACAGAAGTTATCAAAATATATATGGTAAAAAAATATATAAATTTTTAATTAGTGAGTTAGAGGTGTATGATGAGTAAAAAAATGTTTCAACAACAGTTTCTTGACTTACTAGTTGATTTCATGTACATGGATTTAAGAGAAAAAGTAAAATCAAAATCGAACATAAAAAAAAGTATACGGGCATTTGAAGATATATGGATTGATATGTTACGGGAAAGTAAAAAAAATGCAAAGACGAAAATATAATAGAGCCAAAGGACATAAACGCACTGTTTTTTTTAAAAGAGGTGCTGTTCATATGAGAAAAATTAAAACAGGAAATTTAACTAAAAAAATATGTTTAATGTGCAATAATAATTTTGATAGTGAAGGCGTACATAATCGTATATGTATTCCTTGTAAAAGTACAGACGATTGGAGTTATGGCAATGATTATGGGATGGTAAAATAATGTGGAAGTTAATTGATTGTGGTAGCTATCCTTGGTTTATAAAAGAAACTAAAAAATATTTTTATTGTGTTTACAGTCTTACAGCAGAGCAAAAGAAAATACCAGTAAGACAAATAAAGAAAAGTATGCGAGTGCTTAGAGATAAATTTTATTTAGCTTATTTAAAATCATGGCCATTAGATACTGCACCTTGTAGGCTTGACAAAAAGGTTGCAAAGTTTTATATAGATTTGTGGAAACAAAAAAATAGAACTAATGTAATGAAAGAAATAATTAAACAAATGAAAGCGACTAAATGGAAAAGGAACTAATAAAATTATTATTAAATAAAAAATTCTATACTAAAAATAAAAGCAAACTATCAAAAGAATTTTTTACTAATGGTACAGGAGATTTATACGAAACAATTCAATCTGCTCATGAAGACTCTGATAAAGATTTAAGTATAAGTGAAGTATCAGCTTTACATGTAGATGTTTATAACCCGGCAACAACAAGAGCTAAAAGAGAAAACTTTAATGCTTTAGTTGATGAGATAAAAGAATTAGAACTACCAAGTGAAAACATTGCAAACAATATCATTCGTGCCTTATACAAAAGACGCATAGCAAATAAGATTGCAGTATTAGCTACAGAAATATACAATGGAAAAGATTCTGATTTTTCTGAAATAAAAAAAGAATTAGAAATATCTTTTGATGATATAAATAGAGATGAATATGAATACGTTACCTCTGACGTAACAAGTCTTATAGATAAACTAAAAGATAATACTAAATGGAAATTTAATTTAGCAAGTTTAAAAGAGAATGTTAATGGTGTAGGCGAAGGTAATCTTGCCATTATATTTGCTAGACCAGAGAGTGGTAAGACAGCCTTTTGGGTAAATTTAGTCGCAGGAATTGACGGATTTGCCTCTCAAGGTGCTAAAGTATGTGCACTTATCAATGAAGAGCCTGCAATTAGGACACAGATGAGACTAATAAATGCTCATACAGGCATGACATTCGACCAAATACGAGCAGACATAAATAGTACAAAAGAAAAATGGGCCGAAGTGAAACAAAATATTAAGATACTTGATACTGTTGATTGGTCATTAGATGATGTAGATGAGTTTGTACAAAAAGAAAAACCCGATGTTTTAGTTATAGACCAGTTAGATAAAGTAAATGTTAAGGGTAATTTTGCTAGAACAGATGAGAAACTTAGGGCTGTGTATACAGGAGCAAGAGAGATAGCTAAAAGAAATAATTGTTGTGTTATTGCTATATCACAAGCATCAGCCGATGGTCATGGTAAAATGGAATTATCATTTGATATGATGGAGGGTAGTAAGACAGGTAAAGCCGCAGAGGCAGATGTTATTATTGGTGTTGGTGTCAATGGTATGACAGAAGAAAATGTAAGAGGTTTATATATCAGTAAGAATAAAATAACAGGTTGGCATGGACAAATTGTCTGTATGATACAACCAGAATTGTCGAGGTATTATGATTAGCACTGAAAATAAAAATTGGTGGGTTAAAGAAGGATACAAATATGAATTAAAATTTATAGATTTTTGTAAAAATAAATTAAAAATGGATATAAAAATGAATCCAGACAAAAAAACAAATCCTTACGTTCCAGATTTAGTTGTTAACAAAAATTTAGCAGATTTAAAAACTCAAACAACCCCTTTTTTTACATCCAAACGATATAATTTTAATCCAAATTATACTGTTACTTTTAATAAAAAAGATTATGATAGATACAATAAATTATATTCTACTATTGATATTTATTTTTGGGTAAATTGGAAAGACACAAATTGGAATGGAATATCAGTAAATTCTTTGCATGGAATATTTTTCTCTTCTTTTAATAACTTAAAAAAAATTATTAACGAAAATAAAGTAGAGCACTTTTATAAAAAAAGAGTAAGTGATGTAGTAGGAAATGCCAAATCGTCTTATTTAGTTGATGTGAGAAAATTAGAAAGGATTTATTATGATTAGTGTATTTGATGTAGAAACAAGTTTTCAAATTTTAGAAGATGGAAGTACTGACCCATCAGCTAAAAATCCCAATAACTTTTTAGTATCTCTAGGTATAAATGATGAGTATATATTTTTTAAACATAGAGATTATAAAGGTATACCTAATAGAAAAGTCATACAAGACATACTGGATAAGACAACATTACTTGTAGGACATAATATTAAGTTTGATTTGCTATGGCTATGGGAAGCAGGTTTTAAATACGATGGCAGAGTATGTGATACGATGCTTGTAGAGTATGTTTTAAACAAAGGAATTAAAAGACCTCTGTCATTAAAAGCATGCTGTGAATTTAGAGGAGTTGTACAAAAATCAGATTTAACAGCACAGTATATGAAAGATAAAATATCTTTTGAATACATACCTATTCATATTGTCGAAGAGTATGGTAGGCTAGATGTTAAAGCTACTAGGTCTTTATTTAATGCACAGATGTTACAATTAAAAAAACCACAGCATAAACATTTAATTAAGACAATACAGAACATGTGTCAGTTTGTTGTTGTGTTAACAAAAATGGAAGACAATGGTATTTATATTGATAGAAAAGCATTAGATGAAGTAGAAAAAGATTTTCAAACAGAATATGATGCGTTGCGTGTTAAGATAGATGAAGAAATATATACTCGTATGGGAGATACAAAAATTAATCCTGCAAGTCCAGAACAATTATCTTGGTTGATGTATGGTATAAAAGTAAAAGATAAAAAACAATGGGCAAAAATATTTAACTTAGGTATAGATAAACTTACAAAGAAACAAAAACGTAGACCTAAGTTTACTCCTGCTCAACTAAAAAAAATATTTGCAAAACATTTAGAGCCTGTCTATAAAACAAAAGCAGAACAATGTCCTGTATGTAAAGGCAAAGGCACAGTACAAAAAATAAAAGTAAATGGAGAACCTTGGAGTAAATTAAGTAAATGTTCTGAATGTAAAGGAGAAGGATTTGTTTATACTCCTTTACCAGATAAGGCAGGATTCTATGCTACTGTAACTTCTGTTATGGATATAGCAGAGGGAGGATTTAAAACAGATAAGATAACTTTAGTTAGATTAGCTAAAACAGGAGATGAATTTTTTAAACGATTTGTAGAAAAGATTACTCGGTATAATGCATTAGAAACATACCTTAGTACCTTTGTTGATGGTATAAAAAAGTTTACAACAGATAAAGGTTTTCTTTATCCTAGTTTTATGCAAACTGTAACAGCAACAGGTAGGTTATCTAGTCGTAATCCAAACTTTCAAAATCAACCAAGAGGTAGTACCTTTCCTATTCGTAAAGTTATTAGTTCTAGATTTGATGGTGGCAGTATTATGGAAATAGATTATGCACAATTAGAATTTAGAACTGCTGTATTTCTTGCTCAAGATAAGCAAGGTATGGAAGATATTAGAAATGGTGTAGATGTACATCAGTATACAGCAGATATCATTGGTTGTTCTAGACAAGAGGCAAAACCCCATACATTTAAACCATTGTATGGAGGTATGTCTGGTACAGAAAATGAAAAAAAATATTATTCGGCTTTCTTAAAAAAATATCCGGATATAAAAGCTTGGCATGAGAAACTGCAAGATGAGGCAATACGAACAAAAGTTGTCACCCTACCTACAGGTAGACAATATGCCTTTCCTAAAGCAGAACGCATGCCATGGGGCGGTTCAAGTTCTTCTACACAGATAAAAAATTATCCTGTGCAGGGATTTGCTACTGCTGATATTGTTCCTTTAGCTTGTATTAACATACAAGAATTACTTGAGGAACATAACACTAAGAGCCTACTTATTAATACAGTACATGATTCAATAGTTGCGGATGTCTTTCCCGGTGAAGAAAGAATAGTCGCTTCTTGTCTAAACAATGGGTGTTTAGGTGTTATTCAACGAATGAAAGATATGTACAACATTGATTTTAATGTGCCACTTGATGTGGAATTAAAAGTAGGCTCTAATTGGTTAGATACAAAAGTTTATGCTTGACAATATTGTTAGAAATGCTACTATTGTAATTAAATTAACCAAGGAAGGTAATCTATGGTAAATGACTTAAAGGCATTTGATTCTCTTAGTAAAGAGGAGATAATGAAAATGACTGGCCAAGACGATGGTTCTGTAATAAGTACAGGTACAATCGACAGGCTAATAATAAATAGAGCGGCTGAAGATGATGATGGAAATCAATTATCTGCAGGCGTTTATAGTACTTATGATTCTAGTATAGAATCTAAAGTATATAGTATTAAAGATAAGGCTATACAATTTAGGCCTTTTATTAATGCTTTTCAATACATGGAATATGACCCAGATGAAAATACATATCCATGTACATCTGTTATTTTTAAATCATGGAAAGATGAACCCATTGACAGTAATGGCGGAATCCGATGTGGTAAAGTAATAGGTAAAGATAAAGAAAATTTAACTCAAGCACAGGTAGATGCTCAACGTAATATTAAATGTTATCGTTTAGTATATGGTTTAGTTTCTATGGATGCTACAACACCTACAGGAGACCCTACAAAAGTAGAGAATTTACCTGTGTTGTTTAGAGTTACAGGTTCTAACTTTACTCCTATTGGAGAAGCATTTAAAAGTCTTAAAGGTAGAGAAAGTTTAATGCAAAATCATGTGCTAAATTTAACTACAAATAGACGCAAGGCAGGTAGTAATGTGTACTATGTGTCAGAAGTAAACATTGATAGCAAAGAGGTTCCCTTTACTAAAAAAGACTTAGAACATATGGATATGTTTAATGCTCTTATTGAAGAAGAGAATACTCGCATCTCAACCAAATGGCAAAAAGCCAATACTCATAAAAAGGAAGATGCGGCATCTGCAAAAGTTATTAACGAACTTGCTGATGACCCAGAATTGGTGCTTCAAGCTTAGTGTCTAGTATTTTAAACAGAGTACAATTATTTTTAACGGAGGCCAATAAGGCCTCTGTTCCTATTTCTAGTACTATTATAAATGAATTTGGTGAGGCTTGTAAAGATGCATTTATAAAACAATTCGTAGAAGAAAGAGAAACAAAATTTAAACCTAGAATGAGTTCTATTGGTAGACCTTTGTGTCAATTACAAATGGAAAAGAGTGGTGCAGAAGCAGAGACACCTTCTTACAATTCTAAAATGAGATTTATATTTGGAGATTTAATTGAAGCATTGGCTGTTGCTATATTAAAATCTTCGGGTATTAAAATAGATGATTTTCAAAAAAAAGTTAAATATGTATTTGGTGATGATGAAATCAATGGTACATATGATGTTAAAATTATGGATAAGATATGGGATATAAAAAGTGCATCCCCATATTCTTTTCAATATAAATTTGGTGAGGCAGGAGGCTTTGATGCCTTATTAAAAGACGACCCATTTGGCTACGTATCCCAAGGATATTTATATGCAGGTGCAGATGATAAAGAGTTTGGGGGTTGGATTGCTATTAATAAATCTACTGGAGAATGGTCTGTAGTTGAAACGCCTATTAATGATGATGAACATAAGAAGAAAGCAATAGAACAAGCAAAGAAAAATGTTCATGCACTAAATACTAACCAACCATTTAAAAGACAATTTGAAGATGTAGAAGAATTTTTTAATCGTAAACCTACAGGTAATAGAGTTCTTGCAAAAGAGTGCACGTTTTGTGCATATAAAAAATCATGTTGGGAAAATTTACAGTATCTACCACAAAAAGAATCTAAAGCTATGAGCCCTAAATATTTTTGGTACACGAAAGTAAAGGAAGAAAATGTCGACAGTACGGAGTAGAAAAGCTAAAGGAAGAAGATTACAAAATTGGACAAGAGATACGTTACTATCTATATTTAAAACTTTAGATGATAATGATATAAGCTGTGCTATTATGGGAGAGACAGGAGAAGATATTAAATTATCTAACCCTGCTAAAAAATTAATCCCTTATTCTTTTGAATGTAAAAACAAAGAAACATTTAAAGGTATATATGATATTGTTGCTCAAGCACAAAGTAATTCTAAAGTAACGGATGTGCCAGTTGCTATAATTA